GCTTTCTTAACTCTTTCAGGTGTTGCTTACACGCACAAGAACAACGGTGGTCTAAGAACTGCTTCCTCTACTGCTGGACACGACTTGGTCGACCTAGAGTTTGCATCAGATGTATCTGCTCCTACTGCAGCCCGACACTTGCGTGTAGATGTGTCTGGAGGTACTTCAACTCTTGCAGCTGGAGACACGACTGCTGTAACTACAGATGACAAAGTGGCTTATAGAGATATCGTAAATCTAAAGGCATATGCTAAAGATAACTACATCCGTGGGATTCGTGGTGCTGGTAACCAAGAGACTTTCCACATGTTTGTTACTCCACAGCAAATGGCTGACCTGAAGCTTGACTCTGATTTCCTTGCTAACGTTCGAAACGCGGGTGTTCGAGGAACTGCGAACAGCCTGTTCGCGGGTTCTTCAAGCCTGATGGTTGATGGCGTGATGATCCATGAGTTCCGTCATGTGTTTAACACTGCTGGCGCTACTTCTGGTTCTTCTAGCAACGCTGGAGCAGCTGGATACAAGTGGGGCGCAGGCGCTAACGTTAATGGAGCACGTGCTCTGTTCTGTGGTGCTCAAGCTCTTGCAATGGCTGACATTGGTCTGCCTGAGATGGTCGAAGATACTTTCGACTATGGCAACCAGTCTGGTATTTCTGTAGGTAAGATCTTTGGACTACGAAAGCCTAAGTACAACAGCGACATTAGTGGCTCTGTACAGGACTTCGGTGTGATTTGCTTAGATACTGCACAGTAATATGACCCCCCCTTCCCTCTCTTCCTTTTCTCCCAAGGAAGAGAGGGTTTTTATATAACTTAGGAATTAATCATGAAGATAATTAGCGAAAAGCCATTACGAGTGGCTACTTTAGGTGGGACAGTTGTGTTATTTGAACCCGGCGTTGTGAGAGAAATGTCTGAGGAAATAGGGTTACTCGCTATCCAGTTGGGCGCAAAAGAATACAACGATAAGTATGTAGAAGAACAAAAAGCAGAAGTTGCTGATTTTGAAGAAGTTGAAATGGTACGGGCGCGTAACGAGAAAGGCCATTATATAGCCGACGATCCTTCAACTCCTGATGTAAATGAGGCATACGTGCCCAAAAAGGCGCCTGAGCCTTCATCTGATCTAGTGACCTTACTAGAAAAAATGATGGACGAAGGTGACCCAAAGAATTTTAAAGCGGATGGTTATCCTAAAGCTGCAGCTGTTAACAAAGCAATGGGACAAACCGTCAGCAGTGATGAGCGAGATTCCGCATGGGAATCTATACTTAATTCGTAGGTATGACGCATGGCTACAACAGTTCAAAGTGTAATTGATCGGGTCCAAACTGTTTTGCAAGACACTACTGGGGTCAGATGGCCAGTTGTAGCAGAGCTTGTGTTATGGGTAAATGATGCGCAGCGTGAGATTGCTCTTTTAAAACCTGATTCGACTGCAACAAACACTACAGTCACATTGGCTACAGGTACAAAGCAAGACATACCTGCTGCTGGAAATCGATTGTTACGCGTAGTTAGAAACATGTCTGCGGCAAGCGGCGGTACAGGAAAGAGATCTGTTCGACTAGTTGCAAGGGACCTACTAGATACACAAAATCCTAATTGGCATGACCCTACCGTTACTGGTGATGCAAAGCATACAGCCATTGTTAAGCATTATATATACGACGAGGCAAACCCTCGTAATTATTATGTGTACCCAGGTGTAGCGGGCAATGCGTATCTTGAGATCATTTATTCAGCCAACCCTGCAACAGTTGCCCAGTCGGACAATATGACTATTCCTGACATATATGCGACTTCAGTTATGAACTACGTGTTGTATATGGCCTATATGAAAGATGCTGAGTTTGCGGGTAATTCGCAACGAGCTAGTTCTCATTTCCAATTGTTTACTGCGTCTGTTACAGGTAAAGGTCAAATAGATGCTGTAACTGACCTTAATATAGACAAACGGCAACCCCTTCCACCAATGGGCCGAAGTTAGAGGTAACAAATGGCGATCCCTTATGAAACCCTCGTACCAGAAATCTCTCCCTACCTTTATGGGTGCCCTGATTTTTTAATAGAAAATAACATTAGGTCGGCTGTTATAGAACTTTGCGAACGCGCAAGTGTATACCAAGCAGAGTTAGACCCTATTACAACGGTATCGGGCCTATACGAGTACGATTTTGAACCCCCCGCTGGTACAGCCGTTCAAAAAATACTTTGGGTGACTCATGAAGGAAAAGATTTAGAGCCAATTAGTAGCGCTTTACTAGAACAGCGAATCCCCAAATGGCGTTCGTCAGGCAATAGCAGTACTCCGGCTTATTTTGTAAAACAGTCGTCTTCTTTATTTTGGTTAGCACCAACACCACCTACGACTATCCCCAACAGCACCATAATCCGCGCTGTTTTGAAGCCTACTCATACAAGTTCAGCTTGTGATGATGACGTAATGAACGATTACAGAGATGCAATAGTCAATGGCGCACTATTTAGATTGTTGAGGATACCCAACAAAGATTGGACCGACTTAAAGGGCGCAAATAATTATGGCATGTTGTTTACCTCTGCAATTATTGAAGCAGAAAGGCGTGCACGACAGGCGGATACAGGAATAGCAAGGACTGTAAATTATGGCGGAGTTAAGGGCGCTTGGAAAACAAGACGAAATAGGTACGGCAGAGAGTTTGGATAGCCCAGTTTTTACTGACATACGGTTGCATAGCGACTGGGTACTACCAGCAATACAAGATATTTTAGATGAGCAACCACAGTTAACGTTTACACCTGCTGATGTATACATAGCGTGCGAAGAAGGTTCAGCGGGTTTATGGATAGCAGACGAGGGTTTTGTTATCTCGACGGGCGTTACGGATGAGTTCACCGGGAACAGAACGTTTTTAATCTGGTTAGCGTGGGCAAAAAAACGCGGCGAAAATTGTGTAATTAAATATTTTGATTTTTTTGAAGAAGTAGCGCGAGAAGCGGGTTTTATAAATATAGAAGTACGAACACCAGTTAGAGAACTAGAGCCTTATTTACTAAATGAGAACTGGAAAATAGACACAGTTGTTTACACGAGAGCTTTGTAATGGGTAGCACACCAAAAAAACAAGATTATCAAGCATCTGCCGCAGAAAAAGCGTCAGCAAGCGTGGCTTTACAGGAGCATAAATATTTTAAAGAGAAGTATGACCCTTTGCTCCAGAAAATGCGCGACCAGTCTTTAACAGCAGATGTCGGCACCACACTTCGGGGGCGCGCTAATGCTGACACTATGCAAGCCCTATCTGGGGCATCAGCCCAGCGAGCGATGAGAGGCGATAGTGGAGGTGATTTATCACAGGCTTATCAAGGGCAGTTGGGTATTGCTAATACCTCGGCTAAGAACATACAGAATAAAATGCAAACAAGTGTTTTAGGTACAGCAAGAGGCCAAGCAGCTGACGCACAATCTGGTATGGCTCAAGCATCAAATCTTGCTACATCGCAAGCGTTAACGAGAGCTAAAGCTAATCAAGATGTGGCACAAGCCAAATACTCTGCAGCTGGGCAGATTGCAGGCGCAGCCTTAATGCAAGGTTTACAGAACCGAGCAACTACTGGCACTCAAGTAGAAGATCTGGGCCCTGAAATGGGTTTCCGTGAGACTTCAAAACAAGGCTCTTTCTTTAGCCCAGTTAATGACTCAAGGCAATCTATTGGCGGATTTAGTAACCGTCTCAAATACACAAATTTCTTCGGAGGTGGCTAATGAGTCCTCTAAGTACGCTAGCGATGGGCCGCTACATGCAGAATAATTCGGGTGATTTTTCAAAAAACAGCGGGAATACGGCAGGCGGGTATTCAAGCTCGGGGTACAACGTTTCTGATCCTGACGCTGCTTATGCACAGATCACTCGCGAGCAGTTTTTAAATTATAAAAATAACTATGGCGATTTTGAAAACAAACTTATAGACGATGCCCAAAATGATACTAGCCTAATAGATCAAGCACGAGAGGATTCAAAATCCGCATCGGGCCTTGCGGCAGGTATAGCAAGTCGAAACGCGAGCCGCTATGGAGCTAGTCTTACTCCTGCGCAGCAACAACAGCAGTCTCGTATGCTACAGAGGGCCAACACGTTAGGGACAGTACAGTCTATTAATGATGCGCGTATTGCTCAGCGAGAAGCTAACACAAACAAATTATCTGATCTAATTAATATCGGACAAGGTGTGAATAGATCATCTTTAAGCCAATTAGGGTCGGCAGCTGCCAACGAAACTCAGAGGCAGAACGCTTATACACAGGCTCGAGCGGCTTCTAAAGCTCAAACTTACAGTACTATCGGCGGTTTAGGTGCAATGGCAATTATGGCTTTGGCCTTTTAACGAGAAAATATTATGTCAGCTTTTTTAGATGGATTAGTAGGCGGCGCAAGCTCCGTACAAGCGTTTGGTCAACAACAATTTGCCAATAAAATGGCGCGAGAAAAACTTGATTTTGAAAAAAATAGGTTTAGCGAATCAACTCGCCAATTCGACCTGAACTACCAACTTGCTCAAGATCGCTACAAGATTGAAGAAGATACAAATAAACGCGCCGAGTTAGCGGCTCCGGGGATTCGTACACAGACCGAATTATCTAACATCACTTCGCAAAACGCTTTAGATGAAGAATCTAAAAGAAAACTTATTGAAGAAAATGATGCAAGTATTGGGCAGCTAACCGCCGCAGGCTATATCAACGAGCAGGCTGGGCCTCTTACCTTAGATCTTGAGCAAACAGTAGCTAACATCAAAGTCGGGGGAGCCGTTAACGATCAAGGTATTCTTTTATTGGCTAATCGCGATCCTGATTTACCTGAAGGTTTTACTCTTGACAGAGTTGAGAGAATCGGGAACACGGGAATGTTGACCATTAGTGGAAAGTATGAAGATGGTAGCAGAGGGGTACTGACCGTTGACGGTAAGATCTCAAAGGATTCAGAGGTTGCTCTGATGTCTCCCGATCTGCTAGCGAGGTTAATGGATGACGAGTACCAAACAAACGTACGCCCGAAAAGCGAACTCGGCGCATCTAGCGCGACTGTCGAATATCTAGTATCAACCGGAATGGCTCAAGCTGATGCTGAAACGGTAGTCAACAGAAATACTGCACGGGCAACATTAAAAACGCAAGTTACTGGCGAACTAGATAATGCTGCAAATGATCCCTCTACGGGCGAGGAAAAAAACGTAGGAATGGTTCGGCAGTTTAAGAGTCTACTTGCCTCCGCTAAGTCCGATGAAGAGCAGCTGTCTATTCTTATAGATCAAGCAAAAACTATGGGTATTGAGGTGCCTGAGATACTTGTGCAGACGCCCCCCACAGTTGACCAAGAACAGAAAGAAAAGGATGCGCCCGCCCCAGCTGGTAATATTTTCGAGCGTGCAGCTACCGAAGGCAACAAGACTTCTGATAAACCCCGTGATATCGCTAAGGAAAAACAACAACTTGATGATCAAATTGCACAAGCAGAAAGAGCTCTCGCCGGGGCTGGGTCCCCTATTGCAAAACGTTCGGCAACAAGCCAGCTTGAGGATTTAAAAGCGCAACGATCTCAACTACCTCAAGAAGAAAGTTTCTCTGCAATTCCCGACCAGTCTGAAGAAGCTAAAAAAGCTGCGCAAGCGCTAGAGACAGGAATTTTTGAACGTATTAATAATATGACCCCCACCGAAGCGGCAGATTTTGCTGCTTCAAACAATTTCGAACTAGCGCCGCAAGACGAACAAAATCTGGTCACTGTTCTTGAGGATGCGAACGTTCAAACAGCTGCTGATATTAATAAGCTACCGACCAAAGCTCAGATAGCTACTCGCGCCCATCTACGCACAATGGCGATAGCCAGAGGCGATAACGCTACAGCAGAGACTCTTAGGCAAGAGCTACTGAATTTAGGTTCTGGGAGCGGCAGAGCGGATGCATCGGCACTAGATGTTCAAAATCTTACTGTAGATCAACAAAAAGCTAATTCAGGAACACTAACAGCGCAAACTGGCGCTGGAAATTTACAATTAAACGTAGAAAAACATTTCCTAGCCCTCGAGAAATTTAGTGAGGAGCTTAAAGGCGAACTGCGTAAACGTATTGATAAAAGGTCTGACCGCCTTAAAGTAGCTATTTACGGAGAAGAAGACGGCGTGGTTAACGATACAATTAACTTTGATAAAGACAGGTTATTTGGGACTGTCGGCGGTGTGGGCGGCGTTTTTGGTAGAGCTTACTCTGAATATGAGAGTGCTAGTCAACCCGAAAAAGGCATTTTAGAAAAGGAACTAAACACCATTGTAAGCGCTACAATTCAAGCCCTAGCTGAAAGTGAGGAGTACGGAAAATTCGCCGAGAACTTTCTTCCAGATGGCTCTATCGACTCTATTGGTGGCAGCGATGTTTGGTTGAACCGGTTGGTTGTTACTGAGCGAGATAGAGATGGCAAACCTATAAGGTTCGGCGTAATTGATCCTAGTTCTCAGCAACAAGCAGATGAAACAGTTTCGGCGTCCGTCATTAAAGATTTATTTGGGGCTCGCGGTTTTAAATATATTACCAAAAAAGTGACGCGGAACATTGAATAAATGAGCCAAGCTCTCAACAATTTATACGCGAACTATAGCGGTCGCGCCAGCACGCCTAGACAGCGTAGTATTTTGGAAAACCAAGAAGCTCCTGTTGCCGACGAAGCAGTCACCCCGTCGGGGGTGGGTGAGATATTTCAACGCGGTTTTGGTGCTGGAGTTGAAGGTATTCGCACTGATACCGACTATTTCAAAGGGTTGTACAACACCATAACTGGAGACGACGAAGCCGCCGCAATAAACATTCAGACAGCGAAAGCGCGTGAAGCGCGAATCGCAGAGTCTTTATCTGGGCTTGAAACATATAAAGAATTTATAGATAACCCCACCCTCTCTGGCCTACTAACGCAGACTGTTAAAATTGGCGCACAAGTCGCACCCTATGCTTTGACCACTATAGGTTCTGGTGGCGCGGGGGCAGTAGCAACGATGATTAGTAAAGGCGCGTTGACTGCAGGTAGCAGAGCAATTGCGAAGAATGTCGTAAAAGAATCAATAGAACGCACCGTTAAGGGAGAAGCGACACCGGATGAAAGAGATCTAGCAGAGATTGCTTACAGGCTAGCTCGCCGCACGGTGCCAGGAAAAGTATCAACTAAATTAACCGCCAATCGAGGCGCAATCACAGGCCAGCTACTCGAAGAGTACACGCTTATGTCCGGCGCTAATTTTGGTGAAAATCTAGAAATCGAAGGTCTTTCCGATCAAGAAGCCGCGTATCGTGCATTAGCAGTTGCTGCGCCGCAGGCTGTTATTGGTGTCGCGGGCGAACGTGTCATACAGAACGCTATATTTAATAAGCTTGGCAAAATTACGAAAGAGCGGGGTCAACCCGGCTCGTTGATGGCCAACCTTGGCAAAGAAATTGCTAAAGCTACAGGTAAAGGCGCTGTCGGTGAATCTGTTGCGGAAACCGCGCAAGAAGGGCTTCAAATTGCGAACCTTGCACAAGTTGATCCAAACTTTTCTAGCGAAGACGCTCTTCAGATCGGAA